CTGTAGATGCAGAGCGGTATGCCGACCCACTGAGCTACTATCTTGACGCGCAAGCAATTGCACTCGTTAAGAAGTGTCCAATGTTTACATCAGACACTGCAGAGGCTTCGGCCTCTGCTAGTTTTCTCAAATCCGAGGAAGAGATGAGGCTTGTGAACAAACGTTTCCTGTCAGAGACCCCGTGTATCGCTGATACACGCGTTGAGTCAATTTTATTTATTGCTCAACGGAAAATTGGTTCCTGGTTACAGAACGTACGTCCGTTCGACCTATCTCTCTCCCGTTTCGGGCCGGGTGCTAGCTTTATAACAGACAGTGATACATCTGTTTATGCCAAGATTGCAAATCATGGCGAGCTAACACCTGAACTAGTCCCCTACTATTCTGCTCTTAAGCGGGAATTCCCACGACTATTTGCGCATAAAAAGCCGGATATTGTCAAGGGTAGTAGGGTGAGCTTTGTCGAGAAGAACTACAAAACGAAGCGACCAATCTGTATTGAACCCTCTATAAACATGTTTCTGCAGCTGGGCCTAGGCTCGCAACTTAAACATGTTCTTTTAGAACAAGGGTGCAATCTCTTTGATCAATCTCGTAATGCAGGTCTTGCTTCTGTTGCCCATTTGCATGGGTTAGCCACCTTAGATCTTGCCTCGGCAAGTGACAGAATAGCTTGGTCAACAGTTGCCTCTCTATTCCCCAGGGCATGGCTGGAAGCTATGGATCTCGTACGTTCTAAGTATTATCAAATGACTACTGATAATACCGGTGAGTGGCATGAGTTCCATAAGTTTTCAACCATGGGTAACGGATTTACATTTGAGCTCGAATCCATGTTATTCTATTCCATCGCTCTCGCGACGGCTGAGTATATGGATTCAAGTACTAAATACATTTCCGTTTATGGCGATGACATTATCGTCCCTAGAGAGATCGCACTAACCGTAGTTGAAGTTTTGACGCACATCGGGGCATCCGTGAATAATGAGAAATCGTTCTTCTCGGGGAAATTCTTCGAATCGTGTGGTAAAGACTTCTTCTGCGGCTACGACGTCCGTCCTGTATACTTCATGAACGAACAATGGAGCATATGCGATGTGTATCAAGTTTATAACAATTGGGCGCTTATTGAGTCAAAAAGGCGGGAGCTTACTTCCATTTACCATCATCATAGTCCTTATGGTGATGGGTCTGGCGGTTCTAGCCCCGTTCTTGATAAAATCATATGCGCGGTCCCTAGCAAGCTACGAAACTTCGGAGAACCGAAGCTTGGTGGCGAGCGGAGTTACTTCCAATACAACGGTCGTACTCAATCGGGAACCAGTGGTTGGGAAGTAGTAGAACTATTACCTGAGGTAGAGCTATCCTTTGAGGATGACTTTGCTCTCAGTAACTTCTTGTACTCTCCCCGCCGGATAAAGCCTCCTCGCAGTTTGTCCGATGTACTGGACCAACGGCTTTCATATATCTTTCCCACTAAATATGTGCGGGGATATAC